GTCGAATCTCCGTGAGCCTAGCCCACGAAGGTAGTGCTTCCTAGCGAGGTGATACGTCTCCTCTATTCTGGAAGTCTACATTTCTCTGGCATGTTCCCTCCATATAATGGAGTTGCCAGAGTGCAGAGGTTAGCCGTTAATATACGGTCCCTCTTCACGAAAATCCTACTAGGATTTTCCTCGTAGAAGACGAGACTATTCCCGTTCTTCTCGATAAAATCGGCGATTACCTGGTAATCGTGCGGTCTCGGTTCCAAACCGAGTTCGATCGCTGCACCTGCAAATCTTTGCATGCGCACCTTCCACGGTCTCGTGTCGTATAACGGCACTTTGAGATCGTTGTGTTTCGCGGCCATGTCGGGCGCGAGCATCCTTCTGAAGAGATAAGGTCTCTCCAGCAATTGGATTGCTTCAGAAAGGGTTATATAACCCCTTTGCTTTGCGGTACGGATACGCTCTCGTATACGCATCGACTTCCATTCTTCCGGAGTACGTCCGGAAGTTTCTCTGATCAGATCCTCCGACAAGGTGTCGTGGATCTGAGAGAAGAAATTCTTAATTTCTCTCACACTCATACTCGGGAGTTTTACTCCTCGAGCTGAGTTGTTCGAGGCGAATTTCTCGACGAAGGCATTGCCGACGTCGTCTAGTTCGCCCTTTAACGCCCTCGCGATTAGTGTCGCTTGGGGCGCTGAGAGCTCTGCACAGAGCTCTAGCAGTTCCTCCGTGCTCTTATGAGCATGGGGTAAACCTAGTCCCCCGACCTTTGTCGGAAGGTACATTATCAGCGATTCTTGCTGAGGTAGGTGTCCGGACATTCGTTGTACGAATCGAGCGGAGATCATCGAACGTATGTTCGATATGTACGTCGGAAACGGTTTCCAGTTGAGCCAACCGGAAAGCGCTTTCCCTTTACCCAAAGATGGGTTTTTCTCGTCTTTCCCTTCGAAACTCTTAGTTACGGGGGAGAGCGTTCGAACTTTGAGTCCCTCTATATAGGGGTTCTCGTGTTCCTTCAAGTCGTAAAGGCTCTTAGCATCTATTACGACCGGTTTCTCTGCGATCATCATTTCTTCGCAGTAGATAACTCCGATTAACGACCGGAAGTTTTTCGGTTCGGAGACACGCATCCCGTTGGATTTGTGTGCTCCGGTGATACCTCTTAGGTACCGTTCGGGTCCGAAGGCCGTATGGTCGTCGCCCGCACATGCGAAATGCCGCCATGCGGCAAACGCAAGTTTTCGACCTGACATCAAGAATTCGACTATGTCGCCCTCGATGCCGGTGTTGAAGCGTAAGAACGCCTCGTACTCAGCCGCCAAATTGTGTAGCATGAGTATGTTTTTCGAGCCAGGGTTCCCCATGAGGATACCTTTGGCTGTGGTCTTCTGGTCGAACTCGGCCAGGAAGCCTTTCTTGCTGGTGTAAGACACCGGCGAGCAGAGCTGCTTGATTGCAGCCCGGAGATAGTCACTAATAGTGACTTTCGCCCCTTTCAGGAAGCCTACTAATAGAGCTTCTGAGAAGTCGAACCGACAATAGTCGGTTGCGGTTTCGAGGTCGGAAGTTAAAAACATCCGATCAGCGCCTTTTAGGTCGCTTTTGTCCTTCGGTACAAACGAACGGACATACGGGTACAGTTGTGCACCGCGTATGAACCCCGTCGTAGCGGAGGGGTGCAACTCTACAAGAGTCGCAATATGGTGGGATGCCGGTTGCAGGAACTCGGTTACTGCAGCCGGTGCCACCGTAATGACCCGTGCTTTAAAGCCGGGTTCCCGAACAGCGTTAGAGCTGATCGGGTAGGGTTTACCGACTCTTAGTCGGTCTTCCTTGAATGGTGTTCCTTCGAGCCAGCCCTTAGAGAGCTGTTCTTCGATGGACCACTGCAGCAGCTGGTAGCCAGTCGCTGCGTCGAGACCCGAAAGAGGATCTTCCATCTTCGGGTTTTCGAAGTCAAAGTTCATTCTCTGGGAACTTTCCCCGAGTTTCAATGACTTTTCATCGAGACCCTCGGTCTCGGTTGTGAGCTCCTCGTAGCGACACATGGTGCGCCAGCGAGGTACCCCCGGTTTGACCCAATATTTGCGGCCGAACCAGGTTTCTTTGACGACTTCTGACTTATGGTCAGATTCGTTCAACCATTTTCTGAAATTTTCAGAAATGTATTCCGCGCGTCCGCCGCTTTCGGCGGTACGCTCGAAGCACGCACTATTCGATACTGAAATGTGCGCGTTACTCGCGAGTGTTTCCGGGATTTTCTCGTAAACCATCTCGCCGAGCTTTCTTCCGATATGGAAGAGTGTAAGACGTCTCCGTTCGTCCGGTTGGACCGGCGAACAGAGAGTTTCCGCGTGCTTGAGCAGGGCTTCGTCCTGCTTCTTGCGATCTGCCACAGGCAGATTGCGGAGAGAAACAAAGGTCTGCAGCCGTACGGCTTCAGTCTTCGTTTTGATTCCGCGTTCAAATAGGTCCTTGACCCATCCGAATGCGCCGACCGCCCACTTAGGTGAGCGGCTTTGCCTCTGAGATCCGTAACCAGGGAATCCATTTCCCGGTTTGTTCGGTTCAGGGGTGTGACTGCGAAGCGCAGCCCATTTCAGCAGAGCGTTGAAAGTCTTAAAGGCTTCAATCGCCTGCGCCATCCGTCCCGTAGCTGACATTGTCAGAACGTAGCGGGTAAGAGCGGTAATTCCCGGCTCCTTCCTGAAACCTCTTAGGCATTCAGGGGTTGATACGATACATACGTCGTATATACCTTCAAGAAAGTTAGAGATTCTCTTAACCTCCTTGTAGGGTTTCTCCGCGATCCGATTAAGAATCGAATCGTGGATGGCATATCCGACCATTGGACGGAATGCTTCTAGGACAGCTTCTGTACCTAGATGCTTAACCTTGCGCATAGCGCCGGCAAGCGTCGGCCCCGACCGACGAACTCGATCGAGGAAGAACTGAGAGCTTCTCTCAGTGTTGTCATCTAGTAGATGACGATACTTCTTATCGATTGCACCTGCAGAGCTCATCGCACTGCCGGTTTTGACGCG